CACCCTAATTTCGTTGTACATATTAGAGCCACTTTCTAAACCTATAAACTCTATAAAATGCGTATCATAAATATTTTCTTTTATGGAAGTAAATTCTAAAGTTGTAGCTCCTGAACAGTTTTGTTCAGCAATAAGTTCTAATGAGCCACCCCAACTACCATCTTTAGTAAGTTGTAGTATTTCACTAGGTGTATATAAACCTGTATTCTTTTTTACATCATTTGGTTGTGTACCTAGATAAGGCATAAATTACCTTTCTAAGTTTGTCTTAAGAATGAAACGTTATATTCCCCGCTAGAAGCTGCTGAACATAAACCTTGTAGCTTATCTCCAGTTTCTAGCACGATTTTGGTTTGTATTTCTATTGTTGTACCAAATGGTAGTGAAACATTATTTAAAATGTGTCGTAGTGTACCACCAGATTTAATTACGCTTAAATCTATCGTTACGTCTGCACTTGATCCGCTAACGTTTGAAACTAATATACCAATACAAGTTTCAGTAGTAGATGATGGAACTGCGTCAACAATGTCTGCTGTTGAAGTTCCAAGAACACCTTGAACTGAATGTAATGTATCTGCCATAACTTATCCTTTCCTAGCTCAGAGCTAAAACTAATCCTAATGATACTCCTCCAGAGGCAGCTAGCACACCGTTAGTAGCGGTTAAACCATCTCCAGCCATACCTGACACTAAATCTGCAATACTTTCTTTCTTAGATGAGTTATCATCTGCATCAATTATTGCAACACTATCATTAGCAACATTAACAGTTGCAGCTGATAGCTCGTGTAAATCTAAGGCTAAAACACCAGAAGCAGCTGCTAAACCCACACCTGCAATAGCTGTAATCAAATCTGCAATAGCTTCTTTTTTATTATCATTACTATCATCTGCATCAATTATTGCAATAAAATCGTTTGCAACATCAACTACGGCTGCAGTTAATTCATTTAAATCTAAATCAATTGTCGGAGATCCACTTGTTCCACCACCACTAAGTCCGTCTCCTGCGGTTACTGCTTCAATATCTCCAGCAACAGTTCCCCATTCCATAGCATTAGCAGCAGCATTAGTTCTTAAATATTGTAAAGCAGATCCTAATGCAGTTAAACCAGTTCCTCCATGGGCGTAACCAAGAGTGTCACCTGATACAAATTCTGATAAACCATCTGCTTCACCAGCAGAGTCAAACGTTGCTTTTACAGGTACTTTATCAGCCATTATGCAATCCTTAATTTAATATTACTTGTTGATCCATTTGTTTTCACAAAAGGAAGTTTAGTCTGATTGTCTTCAGTTATCAAAGATACGTTACTTTTGACACCATTTGCTTTTACAAATTGCAAACTACGAGAAACGTCAAACCTTGCTTCTCTTGCAGGTCTTAGGTCAAAAAAATCACTTATTGGTTGATACATATTACTCCACTTCTCTAACTTTAATATTAGCAACACCTTGACCAGGTGTATCTAATTGCAAACTATATTCTCTTATCATTACACTATGCGTATCGTAAGAGCCACTAGCTGCAACTTCATAACCATTTTGAAAAGTCAATATGTTTTCTGTGTCTGCCTCAGCTTTTATATAGTCTATTAATTGAGACCCACTAAAGGCTCTACTTTGAGCTTGTGCGTCTTCATCGCTTATATCCAGTACTAAATCCCATTCTTTAACATACTCAGAAGGAGTAGATCTAATTTGAAGAGACCTGACTACAGGTGTAACTGCAGTATTACTTGTTGCTAATGTTATTTTTAACTGTAAATTTTTAAACTTAACAGAGGAAGCACTAGAAGATACTGTAAAAGTAACTCCTGTTCCGTCATCTGTATCATATGTTCCAGCAGATGTCCAAGTTCCATCTTGGTCTTTTTGATAGTGAACTTGCACAGAGGTATTTGCTGGTAATGGCTCTGTAGCTAATCTAATAGACATTAAAGTCTTTTCTTCAGCTATATCAAAATCGTGTACTGAACTGTAAAGAGATCCAGTAGAAGCATAAGTTGCAGCAGTTCTGTACGATTGTGTATTAGAGCTGCCTTTATTTTCAGATACAAATGTTCTTCCTAAGAAATCTACTACTGAGTTTGGATCTCTTACTGCCGTAAACTCTGGACCACCAAAAATGCCTCCAGTTAACAAGTCTATGGTAAACAATGTCCAAGTATTAGCAGATGATCCAGTAGGAGCTAAAAAGAAAGTTCTATCCATACGAGAAGCATCTGTACTTGTTATTAATTTACCTGCAGTAAAATCTTCATCTTGTCTTAAAATTCCAAATGTACCAAATTCAGTTCCTCGTACATAATAAATTGTTCTTTCGTCTATACCTGTAGTTGAAGATGTACCAGCCATAAGTAAAACACCAGCTGCATACCAAATACAATCTACTGCAAAACCAGGCATCCTAGCTACTTCTACCCCAAAGCTATCGCCTAGAGCAGTACCAGGAACAATTCTATACAAAACACTTTCACCAGCTTTAGTTCTTACACAAACAAATAATTCATTATCTCCTCTAGCAAGAATACCTTGATTACTTCCAGCATCTAAGTTACCTTCGTGTACTACAAATATTTCAGTACCAGTAACTGGAGGTGTGGAAGTTGAAAACGCATTGTATTCTATAACAGAAATCTTTTCTCCTGTTAGATGAACTACATACAAATGACTTCCTATTTTGACTAAAGGTCTTTCAAAAACGTCTTGACTGTCTGAGTCAACCCATTTGTCTGTATCTGCAAAATCATCTGTATAAGTGTCTTGTACTTCAAATCTATATATATCACTTAGTCCTCCACTAACTGGTATAAATACATATTTACCGTCACCATCGCCTCTTACTGCAAAGTAGTCATCATCTGCTATATCTGTTCCACCAGCATCTTGTACGTCCCAAGTCGTGTTAGCTAAAGTACCAGAGTAAGTAGCAACAGAATCATCAGAAGAAGAAAAGTGCAGCAATTTGTCTGATGCTTTAACTAATGTACCTGTTTTGTTTACATTAGTTCCAGCTGACTCAACACCTTTAGAAAGTCTTATACTTCCAGGAGTGTGTAGTGCATCTATGTTTGTACTAAAATCGTAAGCGTTACCTTTTTCTCTGTCCCATTTTTTAAAACCTTCTCCAGCTGACCAATCAGTTAACTCCCATACGGCAGTATCTGGTCTTAAGTCGTACTTAGGCTCAGATGATTGCACAACTTGTGCATTTGAAATGTTAAGAGGAAGTAGTCTAGCTTTATAATGGTCGTCTTCTGCATTGACTGCTAGACGATATTTATAAGTCCCCAGTTTAATGTGAAAATACCCATCAATCACGATATGTTCTTTGTCTTCTAGTTTGCCTACTTGTTAGAACAAATCTTTCTTCTTCCTTAAGACGCATATTCTCTTCTTTTCTAGCTCTTAGATACTCACCATAAAACCAATTAGAATCTCTAGCTTCTTGTCCTGGTTGCACTATCTGGCGTTGATCTCTTGTGTCGTTAGTACTAGAAGGCACAGTAGAGCCCATAAGTTTATAGACTGCACCGATAACAACAAGTTCAACTTGTCTATCATCTAAATCTGTAGTAGCTCCTATTTTCTTTCTAAAGGTGTAGTAAAAGGTGTCACCGTGAGATAACTCTCCGTAATCCCACATAGTTATACCAATGCCGCTTGCAAAACCAGAAGTGTGCATGTGCTTTGTCATTTTCCAAGTATTTAAAACCCATGGCTCGTCACTACCAAGTGATCCTGACCTTGGATAATAAACTGATAAAACTTCTTTTAGACCAGTATCTGCAGTTGCATAGTAGTAACTGTTTTTATTTGCAGTCGCACTACCAGTACCAAAGACATAAACTTCTGGATACAATTCTTTTATTATTGAATCAATTGCATTATCTATCTTAGATAAAGTAAACTTAGGATTTTTTTCAATTGCGGTTAGGTCTGTTACAATTGCTGCAGTAGTTCCGTTCCAAGCTCTAGCAACAGTAAACCTACTATTGTCTACATCAACGCTTTTTATATAAGCTTGTTCTCCAGTAATAAACTCAACAACATCTCCTGCTGCCCAACTATTTATATTAGTAACAGTAATAACTGTGTCTGTGCTAGATACATTTCCACTTTGATTTAAAAAATCTGTAAAAGGTCTTTTGAGATAGTCAGATCCATAAAGGTAATCTTTTATGCGTTGTTGAACAACGGCTGTAGTTGCCATTACCTACTCTTCTTACTAGAGTCCACTATGTTAGCTCTTCGCTTTACCATCTCTACTATCCAATCGTATACCTCTTGTGCTGATGCCGTCCATCTTCTAGGACCGAGCTTATCTTGACCACAAAAATCCACACATCCAATTTCACTCTTAATAGGGCATGCACAACCTGGTATACCGTCTCTAAGTGGATTCGGTCTAGTCATATTGCTCGCATTCTTAACATAGTCTTGAAACAGTCGAGTTGCAAGTATATGAATTACTTTTCCTCTATCTGTCCTAGGAGGTTGTTTAATTACAGGAGGTTGCTCTGCAACTTTAGAATAAACTTTCATTTGTGCCATTTCTTCTTCTTTAGTTAAAGGAGAATCAGCATCAAGTAATTGAGAAACTTCTCCAGAAGCATCTCGATGAACTCTAACTTTCTTTTGAAACATCCCATCACCTAGGTCTTCATCACCTAACTGAGAAGCCCTAGGTTTGAGATGTTTGTCTAAACCAAAAGAATCTTCCATTAATTTGGAAGCGTCCTTTAATTTAGGTTTCTTTTTCTTCTTAGACACCAGCCATTGTCCTGCTTGTTGTAGCATTAGCGCCAAACTTACCAGCTTCGCCTTGGAATGCTTTTCTCATTCTAGCTTCGTATGCTGCATCATATTCAGACCAGTCGTCCCAAAGAGTAGAAAACATAGGTGTACCGTCTGCTTCAACACAGAAAATAAAACCTTTTCTCTCGTACTTCTTTAGACCTATTTGGTCATTGGGATCTCCTGCTACACCATTGTTAACAGTAGCTTCCCAAGGTAATTGAACTACATTTCCTGTAACAATACCGTCAGGATCTACTTGTAAAGCTTTCATAGTTTTCATATTCTTAAATGGAACTTTTCTTCCATCGGGATATTTACCTTGAGCAGTAAACTTTAAAGTTTGTTTTTTAAACTTTTTAGTGTTTACATATCCAGAATCTTTATCTTCCTGGACATAAGCTTCATTAACATCAGGCGTGCTTGGATCATCAGCTATGAATTGACCTTTGTCATCTTTAGCTCTTGTTTTCTTTTCAGCCATAAATTCTCCTTAGTCGTGTGTGTTGGTAGGAACACACGACAATAAAACTTTCTGCCTACCCAGACTTTAAACGCTTAAGCGTCTGTTGTGATTTCCACACCAGCCGAGTCAACGATTTCTCCAACGCCATACATAGATGACACTACTACAACGAAACCACGAATTGGAGCCCAACGCATGATTTCTGTTTTAGCGGGCCATTTCTGTACCATACCGAGTGCATAATCTTTAGAAAATACACCACCAGCACGGTCAGCGGCAGAGTTAGCGGTAGGAACGTTGGTGGATTGATAAAAATCAATTCCCATAAAGTTACCGAAATATCCAGTATCTTCGTTTGTTCCTATTTCGCCAGCACCTGATCTCACGCCACCACCTGTGAAGATTCCTGAAGAGGATCCTTCTACGGCAGTTCTTAAGTCAGCAATTTGAACTGGATGTAAAACACCCACATATGGTCCAGGAGCATTAGCTGCTTCTAGAGTGTAAATTGCTGAGAATAAGTTAGCAAGAGATAAGTTTGCACCAGAAGTACCTACTGCAGTACCAAATCCAGCTAACAATGCACAGATATCAACGTCTATCTTTTGTGCTACTGCGTTACCCATTTGTCTCATTTGAGCACCACGAGTAGCCGCAATAGAAGATACGTCTAATACGTCTGTGATTGTTGCCATGATTCCAACTTCAGAAGCAGTAAGAGTAGCTTTAGAAGTTGAGAGAGCTGTATTTGCAAGCTCTGCACCTTCTGCAACTGCGGCAGCTGATTCAGCATCAGCTATCGGAATGTCTACTGCTTTAGACGGTTGTCCTGATAAATCGAACATAGCTAAAAGTGGAGGAGTCACAACGGCTGCTTGTAAAGCATCGAGAATATCATCGTTAATGATTGCAGCGTAAACTGTATCATCATACGTAGTTGTACTTGTATCGTTACTTGTAAAGTCG